AAAGTCGAACGGGTGGACGCGGCGGATATTCTGCATCTTCGCCTCATTGACCGCTGGCCACAAACCCGTGGCGTGCCGATGCTGCATTCCGCCATGCGTCGGCTGAATGATATGGACGGCTTAGGCGAAGCGGAGATTGTCGCCGCGCGCGCCGCCGCCTGTTACATGGGGTTCATCGAACTGCCGAACGCAGAGAGTCGGTACGGGGAAGAGCAGGCCGATGGGTCGCATCAGTCCGAACTGGAACCGGCCATGATCGAACGGCTCAACCCTGGCGAGAAGTTCAACTTTGCCGCGCCGAACCGTCCGAACGCGCAACTCGACCCGTTCATGCGGCTCATGTTGCGGGAAGTGGCGGCAGGGGTTGGGGTCTCCTACGAATCGCTCTCTCGCGATTACAGCCAGAGCAACTATTCGTCCTCACGGTTGGCCCTGCTTGATGATCGTGACCTCTGGCGCTTCCTGCAGCTCTGGTTCATTCGCAATTTCCGCATGCCGCTCTATCGGGAATGGTTACAAGCGGCGGTATTGGCTCGAGCAATCCCGACGATCAGCGTCCAAGCCTATGCGCTGAATGCGGAGGCGTTTGAAACCGTGCGATTCAAGCCTCGCGGCTGGAGCTGGATTGATCCGACTAAAGAGGTTGAGGCGTACAAAGAAGCGATCAAGGCGGGATTCACCACGCAGGGGCGTGTGATCGAGCAGACTGGCAACGGGGATGATCTGGAAGATGTGATGCAAGATCGTAAGCGCGAATTAGAACTGGCGGACTCCCTGGACCTCACATTCGACACCGATCTTGAGGAGATGGCCGAATTGGAAGCGGAGGTCAAGGTCGCGAGCCAGCCAGAGCCAGCGCAGCCTAGACCGACAGATGAGGGCGATGATCCGACTGTGCAGACGGCGGAGAAAATGCTGAAGGGAGTCCCACGATGAGTACAGTCGAAACGGTGAAAGCGAAAGAACTATTCCGTCGATTCCAGTCGGACGCGATGGAGTTTCGCGAAGAGAGCACGCGCAAGCTGCGCTTTCCGGCGTCCTCCGAATTGCCGGTCGAGCGGTGGTATGGCAACGAAGTGCTCTCCCATGACAAGGGCAGCGTGAAACTCGACAGGGCCACGCAAGGGGCCATGCCGCTGCTCTTTAACCACGATGTGAACGATCCCATCGGCATGATTACCGGCGCAGAACTCAAGGGCGGGCGCATGTGGGTCGATGCCGAACTGTTTGATACGGCGCGGGCCGCTGAGGTTCAGAAAATGATGGCGGGCGGCTTGCGGAACGTCTCGCTCGCCTATCGCGTCAATGAATTGGTCGAGGACAAAAAGACCGCCACGTTTACGGCCACCGATTGGGAGCCGTACGAGGTGTCGATTGTGACCGTGCCCGCTGATCCGAGTGTGGGCATCGGGCGCGGGGCAGAGTCAATGTTCGATGTCCGCATGGTGCGGGCGTCACAACCGGCGGACAACGCCACAACCAAGGGGGCCACAATGGCTAAGGAAGTAGAATCCGTGGCGGCTGAATCCGCCGATGTGAAGCAGATGAATCCGCAGGAGATGGAGCAGCGCCGGAAGCAGGCGATTGAAAACCTCTGCAAGACCAACAAGCTCGATGACAACTATCGGGATATGTGGATCGGGCAGGGCGCGTCCTTGGAGCAGGTCGCCGAGGATATGGTCAAGATCTTCGAGGAGCGAGGGAAAACGAATCCCACGTCCGTGGCGAAGATCGGCCTGACCGACAAGGAGACCCGTGAGTTTTCCATCGCCAAGGCCATCAACGCCTGTGCCTCGCGCGACTGGAAGGGCGCGGAGTTCGAGTTGGAGGCGATCAAAGCGGTGGCGCAGCGCATGGGCAAGACGCCGGACCCGCACAAGTTCTATGTGCCGTTTGAAGTCCTCATGCGGAAGATGCCCGCGCGTGCACAGGACGGCAAGCGCGATCTCACCGTCGCCTCAGCGGGTGGCGGCGGCTATCTGGTCGCCACAGAGAACATGGGCTTCATCGACATGCTCTACAACCGGTCTGTGGCCTTCAATATGGGCGTGCGGCGGTTGAGCGGCTTGACCAACAGCATCACCATCCCGCGCATGTCCGCCAGCGGCACGGCCTATTGGCTGGCTTCTGAATCCACCGCGGCCACGGAAACGCAACAGACCTTCCAACAGGTCAGCATGACGCCCAAGACGGCAGCGGCCTATACGGAAATCAGCCGGCAGTTGCTCTTGCAGTCCTCACCGGGGGCTGAGGGCATTGTGACCGATGACCTCGCGCAGATCGTCGCGACAGCGGCAGACCTGGCCGTGTTGAACGGCGCAGGGGCGAACGGCGAACCGGACGGCATCATTGATTTCAGCGGCGTCGGCTCTGTGGCCGCTGGCTCACTGAACTACGCGGCGGTGCTGGAATTCCAGACCGACGTGGCGAGTTCCAAAGTCCGCCCGCAGTCTGGTGGCTATGTCACCACGGCAGCGGTGGCCGCGATTGCCAAGCAGCGGCAGCGGTTTACCTCCACGGATACCCCGCTCTGGTCCGGCAATATCTGGGACGGCCAGATTGAGGGCTTCCGCGCCATGTCTTCCGAGCAGGTGCCTTCGGCCACGATGATCTTTGGCGACTGGTCGGAGATTGTGGTCGGCGAATGGGGCGTGCTGGAAGTCGAGGTTAACCCTTACGCCAACTTCCAGGCGGGGATCATCGGCGTGCGCTGTATGTATACGATGGACGTAGGTATCCGTCGTCCATACGCCTTCTCACAGATGAAAACCATTTCGTAAGGGGTGACGCATGTTGCAAGCGATGGGGTCCGCATTGGTATCAGGGGAACGGCTCACCGATACCGTGGTCTGGATCACGGTCCTGCGGGGATTCTGCTTTGATGGCGCGGCCTATGCGCCAGGCGAATTGCTCGCGGTGCCGAGTCGCTTTGCAAAAGAAATGTGCAGCCTGAAGAAAGCGCAGATGGCCTCCGCACCGGTCCAAGAGCCGGTACGGGGGCCGCTCTTGCGGCTGGACGGCAGGTTGACCGTCACACCGACTGAGGCACCGACACGAAAGCGAGGCACCTATGGCAAATGAACTCCAAGCGGCCAGTGCGATTATTCTCATCAATCCCGCGTCCTATGCGAACACGGCGGCGGCCTCGTCCGGCTGGATCTTTACCGGCGACTTTGGCGGCGACTTGGTCTGCACGCAGCAAGTGGGCGCGGTGACTGGTTCAATCACCGGCTCATTCGATACGGCGCAAAGCTCCACTGGGGCCAGTGCGGCCAGCGTGAATTTCTTCAACGAGGGCGCATTTACGGCTGTGTCGTCTGCGAATAACTTGCAGGTCCGCACGGTGTCCTGTAACGCCTTGGGCGGCTGGATTCGCTACCGTCCGACCATCGCCACGGGGCCGGCCTTGTTGGCGGTCACAATCAGCGGAATCAAACGCGCAGGCAACTAAGTGGCCTCACAGGCGTATGAACAATTGGCGCTCTTGGGTGGGGAGATGGGCACCTATACCACGTCCACGGGCGTCACGAAGCGGGTGCTGGGGTTGGTCGATCCGGTGCGCCGGACCGATCAACTCGGCAATCAATCGTTCCTCACGAAGACGTACGAACTCTGGTTTGTGCGGTCCACAAGTGAGGGCATCACGAGTATCAAGGAAGGGTTTGACACGTTCGCAGTCAAGCTCTTACAGAGCGATACCACGGAGACGGCGTTGCGGATCACGAAGATTTTGCCGGAGCGGGACTTTGGCAACCCTGGCGATGGCGTCGGCATGTGGCACGTGGAGGCAGTGCGATGACAGAGGCGGACCTCAGGGCCGCGATTGCCGCGCATCCAGACCGTGGAATGTTGTCCGTGGAATGCGTCATGGCGTTTTGTATGGTTGAATCCAGCCTCAATGAATGGGCGTACCGGTATGAACCAGGCTATCGGTGGGTCACCGGCGCATCGATCTCGCAGTCTGAACGTATTGGGCAGATGATCTCCTGGGGGATTATGCAGGTGATGGGCGGGGTGGCGCGGGAGCATGGCTTTAAGGGTGGATTCCCGCAACTGTGCGAGCCTGTCGAAGGTCTGCGCTACGGGATGCGGCATCTCCAGAAGTTCTGGACGCGGTATCAGAACTGGCCGGATACGATTGCCAGCTATAACGCGGGTTCTCCGGTGCGGGTCGATGGGAAGTACGCCAATCAACAGTATGTCGATAAGGTGCTGAAGTGGTGGAACCACTACGAACAACATGTGCCATTGAAAGACACTGAAGCATGAGCGCCAAACCACTCAAAGGCAAGGGTCAGTGTCCCTACTGCGGGAAGTTTGTGAAGCAAGCCACGGCGCGGGAGCATTGGTTACGATGCGACAAGAAACCGACGCGATGATGAGGGGGTTATGGGTGTCACAACATGGCGCACGAGTCTGATGGGCAGCGGGAACTCAACGCTCTTTTTTCACGGCCCTTCCTTGGCGCTTGTAGCCTTGTCCTTGTTCTCGCTGGGG